CACTATACCATAAAATTACGCACCTGGCGAACCAAATACACAACGTGGATCTGAAAATCCGAAGCTGTAACGCTCACGCGCTTTAAAGCGCATGTTGCCAGTATCGAAGTCTGCTTCCATGCCTGTGGTCATTGGCGTACGCTCGAAGTGGATAAATCCACGAGGGGCGTCTGTCATGACGAAGAACGCATCTGGGTCAGTTAGGAAGTCGTTAACAGCATAGCCGTTTGGCAACATACCCATTGACCGAATTGCGTTAGTGTCATTGTCGGCTGTGCCAACACGCAAGTTTGATACCATCAAACGCTCTGCAACGAATTGCAGTTGACGTGGAATGACCAACTTGGTGCCGCGCAACGCGACTTTAAGACCACGCTCGTCAACAAAACCTGCGATGTTGATAAGGGCATCTTCAAGAGATGTCTCGTTCAAATCCGCAGCAGTTGTTGGTTCGTTGGCAAATGTACCACCGTTTGTAAGCGGGTGAGACGCGTCACACAACGCAACACCGTCACCACCAGCAGATGCGCCAGCAGTAAAGGCATTGTTAAGAACCGCAGCGGCCTTAACTTGCTTTGTGTGTGCCATTGAACGAGCCAACGCACGAGTGTAACGCGAACCAAGACGATCATAAAGATTGTCTTCGATAGCTTCCTCTGTTATAGAGAATGCCAACGCGATAGTTTCGTGGTTGTAACGAGCAGTGTATGCTTCGTTAGCGTCGTCGAAGTTAATTGCAGAACCTTCCGATTTGGTTGGCGCTGCGCCGAAACCACTCAACATCACTTCCTCTTCGAATGCACGATCAGAAGACTCTGTTGTGAAAATCTCTGCATGTTGATCTTCGTACCTATTGTACTCCATACCAAACAAGGCGTTGAGACCAGGTTCCAACTCTTTCGCTAGTTGAGCGCGAGAAATAGCCATAGGTTAGTCTCCTTATACGCCAGTAGTCGAAGGAGTACCAGCAACGATACCGCCGTTAGCGGAGTTGAAGCTGTTATTCAGTCGAACGATTAATGGAATACCAGCCGCTGTAAAGTCAGCATTCTCTGGATCATCTTGAATACCGATGATACGGAGATGCAATGCAGCAGTGGCGGCGATTGTGCTAACACCCAACTTAGCAGATGAGATACCTGTGGTTGTTGAACCAGAAGTACCCGCTGCAAAGTTTGCGTTTGCGAACACATGTCCTCGCGCAGTTGCTTCGCTAGTTAGTGAAGCGTCTGAACAGATAACAAATGTCTGCATTGGGTTGTCATACACGAAGGCTTTGACGGGGAAATTTGAATCCGCGCCAGAACCAGGCCAGTAGTTAGAAAATACTTTCTCACCAGTAGTGGACGAAACGTATTCGCACCCACCGAAAACACCTACAAGACCTACCATTCCACCAGCAGCCGCGCCAACAATGTCAATAAAGCCTGTTGACAGCGGGATTACGGGTGAACCTTGGTAAATCGCGTTAGTGTTTCCAGAGGCGATACGATACTCGGTCGCACCAGTGGTGTTCGCAGCCTGACCGACTACGCCAATCGGACGAAGTCCGAATGCACCGTTAGTGTTTGCCATAGTAGCAATCCTCTAAATTTATTCAGAGTCGCGTTCGCGGCCTCCGAAGGTTACACGACTTTGCCTATTATTACTAATAGGCATCGAAGGATGTTGCTCCTTCATAAGGTCCTGATCTACAGCGGTCATTTGTTCGCGGGTTCTGCCCCCGTAATATGCAGTTCTTTCTTCCACCGTTTCAACAGGGATGCGGCACAACATCAGACCACCTTGTCCAATCACTCCTTCATATCGACCTTCGTCAATAGTTGGAGCTTCATAGTCTGGATACTCATCTTTGCGGACAGGTTCCCATCCTTCACGTAGCTTGGCGTTGACATTCATTTTGTCTTCCTCGCCACGCATTGCAACTCGTATCCAACGATGCACAAACCCATCAGGTGCGGGTGGTGCCTCAAGGTGACTGGGCGGTGCCCATGGTTTTCTGCGCGTTTCTTTTTCGCGGGTTGCGCTAGAGCGCGGGGATCTTTTGTCAGTCATCTGTTACTCCTTCACATATTTAGCATATTCTTCCAGCGGTACGTTTAGACGTTTCGCCATCGCTATTTGTGACGGTGAGAGCTTAACCGACCTGCGCCCCTGTTTTGCTGTACTGCGAGTAGCCGAAGCGCCAGCAGGTGCGACCTGTGCTCCGCTCGATTTCTTCGTCTGGAACTTGTGCGGAAACTCCGAACGCATCCGACGATCAACTTCAGTATAGTATTCATCGCTTGCTGGGTCAATTCCTTCTTCTTCGACCAACTTGCGGTGTATACCAAATGCTGCGTATGTCATAACCTCATCAGAACCAAACCACTCGTTTTTCTCTGCCCATTTCTGAGCTCGGGGATCTGGCTTGGGTTGAGGTTGTTGAGGTTGTTGAGTCTGAACCTGTTGTTGAGGTTGTTGAGTCTGCTGCTCTGGCGGGGCGGCGCGTTCAGAACGCTGCTTTGCCAAGCGTAATCTCTCTTGCTCAATCGACATCTTAGACAAAGCCTCTTGAGCTTCCAGCATCTTCTCCGTATCGCCACCGTCATAGGCTTCACGATAGAGCTTTTTTGCCGCAGCCATTTGAGTTTCCAACCGAGTGCTATACTCTGCTAAATACCCCTTGTCCAAGTTCTGCATGCGA